TTCTCTGTGAGAAATTTTGTCTAAATCTCCCGACCTAAAAGCACCTTCTAAATTATACAAAAGTAACTTTCTAGTTGGTGCATCTAGTGCAGAAACTGAAGAAGCAATCTGAACCTGAGAAACTGCGTTACCGCTCGAACCGTGTCCTTTATGTAGATTTTTTGATACATCTTTGGACTGTTCTGATGTAATTGCACCTTCTGCTACTAAGGTCTTTAACATTGTATTCTTAATAGTAGTAATGGATCTTGAAAAACTACTTACTATAAACATATCTTCGTTCAATGTATGTGATAGTCTTATTTCTGGCAACTTGGTAACTATCGCATTATATCTTCTTTTGTTACGAGTTTTAAAGTTTGACTGTAACTTTCTAGCGTGTTTCTTTGCTTGTTCTAATGCTTTTTTTAACTGAGAGGCTTTAGGTTTTGTACCTGTAGAAGCTAAAATTACTGCTTCTAAATCTTTTGTATCTGCTAAGATTAACAGCTGCCCTCTCTGTCTTGTTACTGCTTTACGTGCTTCTGCATCTAACTTTCTAAGTAAAGGTTTTTGAAATGCTCTTTCAAAAGACTGTCTACTCATTAGAAGTTCTTATAAAGATCTAACACTCTCTTAATGTGGTCAGGAAAGGCAACGTTGTTTCTCTGACTTGAAGAGCTTTGATTCTGTATGCTCGCACCCGCAATGGTTTGACGTGCTTTGTGCTCGTCTTTTACATAATAAGTAATTAAATCAATAACTGCTAACTCTAAATCAGCAGGGCAATTTTCATACCCTGCAGTGTAAACTACTTGCACAGCACCTGGACCATTTGCCCAGTTTCTTGCTGCGCCACTTGAAGATACTCTATAAATACTGTCGGTAGAGTAGTCTACATAGTAGTCAGTATTTTCTACAAGAGTAGTGTAACTATCTGAGAGATTCTCTCTCTCTTTTACTGAAGTTACTCCTACTAAAGGGCTTTCTGTAAGTTGTACAATATTAGATGCCCAATTAACACTTAACGTTTCGGTCTTTGCCGAAGTATGATAAGTAGTTATACCATTTCCACAATAAGTTCTTACTAATTGACTCACACGAGCAATAATAGACTCTATCTTAGAATCGTCTTTCGTAGACTGAATTCCTTCTGCTATTTTATAGTTTGATAGTGTTATTAAATCTGCCATAATTCTATAAGTCCATTAGTAAAAACTTGGGGGAGGCGAACCTCCCCGAAGTTTAAAAGTAAAAGTATTACTATTAGTCAGCTGTTTCTGTATAAGAAACACGGTTAGCTGCAGTAGTACCACCAACCACTTGGGTAAAGCCAAGAGATTGAGAAGCAACAAGCGCAGTACGCTGGTTCGCAACTTCGTAATCTGTCTCAATAGACACACCACGTAGACGTGGAATTACGAAAGAGTTACGGTTAACTGCAATAGCACCTACTTCAAGTTTAGCAACATTATCAGTTTGGTTAGTATCAGCATCCGCTAGTTGATCACTAACAACTACTGGAGTACCGTATACAGAACCAACTTGGCCAGTAATCTTAGTAGCTAGATCATTACCAACTTCTGAAATATCAGAGAAGCCGTTATCATCTGACATTAGATTGTGATACTGCTCAACACTTACGATGTAAGCTAGGTCCGCAGGATTAATACCATAAGAACCCATTTTACCTCTCATGTTAAGAAGGTCAACTGCTTTTAGTACGCCCGCAGTGCCACTGAATGCACCAGTGTTAGCTGCATAACCACCAGCTGCAGCATCGGCAGTGTAATCACCCGCAGTACCAACTAGACCTTTGTTAGCAGTACCATAACCAAACAGACAAGCTTTATCAATTGCTCGTGCATGAGCACGTGCTAGAGCGGATGTCAACATTGGAATGATGCTAAGAACGATTTGCTCGTCAGTATCTGCTGGTAGGAAAGTACCAGAGATTAGACGCTCGGCATACGCAGTTACTGAAGTGATTGGGAAGTCAGTACTTGAAGCTTGGCCTTTAGCTGCTAGGCTATTAGTACCTGGAGAGACACCACCACTTGAGAATTCAGCGAAGTTAGTATCGCCAACTACTGGTAGAATGGTTGCACCTGAGTTTACTTGGATTTCTCGGAATAAACCTGCAACTTGTTGTTGAAGACGTACATCTTCTTCAAAAGTTTGAGAAACCAAAGTATCAATTGGCTGAGCCTGTGCTGGGTTGTTAGCAGTATAAGAAGTTTCGCCAGCTTTTTCTAGTAATGACTTACCATAGTCTGTACCAGAAAGACCTTTACCAGTAATTTTACCTAATACGTGAGCATTGAGGAAGTCTTTACCGAAAGAAGAAAGGTCTGAACCACGATCAGAGAAAGATTTTTTGCTGTTTTGCATTGCTGAAATTTCAGCTTTCTTCTCTTCAAGTTCTTTTTGGAAAGAACCGATTACTTCTTGTAAGTTTGCGTCTTTTTCAGCTAGTTTAGCTTCAACGTCGCCCATAAGTTTTTCAACACCTGATTCTACACCAGAGTTGATAACTGTTTTAATTGATTGTGCTTCTAAAGCTTTCGCTTCTTCTGCTTCTTGAGCTGCTTTAGCGGTGGCTTCGTCAGCTGCTTTTTGCTCGGCTTGCTTCATAGCAATCTTAGCGGCAGTGTCTTCTGCTACTTTCTTTGCAAAAGCTTCCAAGTCGATGTTTTGATTATCCATCTTGATCTCCTGATCTGCGGATTTCTCCGCGCTTTTCGGTGTGTCACTAGCTACGCTAGAAGTATTAACTTCGTCTTTAGCCAGAGACTGACCGGCTAGATCTACACGATTTGTGAAAGTTTTTTTGAATTCTTCGTACTCTTTATCTGAGTCAAAAGACTTCGCGAGCGAAAAAGTAGCTGACTGATTGCATGGTACAGATACTACCGATACCTCAAACAACTCAGCGTCCTTAATCATTAGTCCGTCGGTTTCCTTTAAGTAATCAGCGTCCTTGACTCGAAAACCAACAGAAAAGGCTCCAAGAACACCGTCTTTAACTAATTGTGCAACATTAGCAGGCGCAGCCTTACTAATTTTACATTCCAGTTCCAAGCCATCGGGACCAGCTTTCAACCCCGTAGCTCTACCAATTGGCTTGTCATAATCGTGATTAAACAAGATAATTGGATTTTTTTCAAAATTTGATAATCCACCCTTAGTCCAGGCTTCTGCTGAAATGGAATCACCCGCGCGATCAAAGTCAGCTGTACTAGCCATTCCTCGTATCATTACAGATCCATCGTCTGCTTCATGAGACTTAAATGTGGATGTAAGATTAAACAACTTATTCATCTTTACTCTCCTTTGCTTTAGCAGGCTTTACCACTCTCGGTTTAGCTGGTGCTTTTGGCTTTTTAGGTTTTGGCTTCAAAGCTATAACTTCTTTACCCAAAGGACCTAATTCTAACTCTTTTAACATGGCTTCGTAACTGCCAAATACAGAAACTAAATTGGGAAGCCCTAAAGGTTTTTCTCTTTTTGAGACCTCTCCATATTCTTTTTCTTCTAATATTTTTCCTTGTTCTATAAAATAATGAGATAACTTTTCAATATTTCTATTTTTATTTATTCGTATTTTTTTTCCTAAACTAGTCACTCTTCTTCTGTTTCCTCTGGTCGACCACCTTCCGATGGGTTAGCTGCAGAGCCTGCTATATTTGCAGGAACTCGTATATCTTCTGCTTCCTCTCTTGCTTCGTAGCCTAATGCTTCACGAGCTTCGTTTGGAGAAATGATACCACCATTTACTAGTGATGTATAGAATGCAGCACTATCACGTAGCTCTGGTTGTAAAGCAGGAATATTTGTAATATCTTCTTTACACTCGAAACCAAAGTATCGAGTAGTTGCAAAATTAATTTTTCTAACTATAGGTAATATAGTCTCTAAATAATAAAGTCGTAAATTAGGACGAATATTTGCATTATTGCCTGAATCCAATAAAATTGGAGGGATTCCAAGTGCTTTTAAAATGATCTTTTCATTCTCTGTAATTGCACTTTGAAAATCTAATTCTTTAAAATTTATTTTTGTAAGGTTATCAACTTCTAGTCCGCCATCTAATATAAGGGGGCGCTTACCTCCAGTATCTGGACGGTATCGAGTTTGCCAAGATACCATCATACGTTCTTTAATTTTCTCTGACAATGTGTTCGGAGACTTAAGTACTAAACCTGGAACTGCGCCATTCTTAAAGAAGTTATCTTGAAAAGCTCTCATAGAGGCCATCAAGTTCATTGTACGCATCGCAGGTTTTAATCTAGGAACTCCTCTGTAAATAGAATGAAAGGAGTTATCTTTAATATGTATAATTTCATTAGTAGTAAAAGTAGTATCATTAAGAGTATACTTTTCTACATAAGTATCTTTATCAGCATGAATCTGTACTTTATCTGCCGGTAGATGATACATATGAGCACCATCAAAGTAAATAAAAATGTTTCCGTCTAGTATAAAATCAGTAACTAAGTTACGGCGAAAAGTGTTTATATCCTGAAAAGGGTTAGGTTCTTTATTTAAGAGAAGCTCTACTTTTGATCTCTTTATGCCTTTCACAACACCTCGTTGAGTATTGGGTAGTACAATAGTAGGAATCTCAGCAACATCATCTACGATCATATTCACGCCACGATTTACAATTTCTAGATCTTCGTATGCACGCTCATAAGAAATAGTAGGTTCTCTAGTGGAAGCTACATTTCCGCCATCAAGATATTGAGCAGGATTCAACTTCTCTTCGACATCAACAGGTTTTTTACTAAAAGGATTATACCAAGCCATGTTTTTCTCTTTGAATCTTTACCCAACGCATCTGCTTTGTAGCTGTAGTCAATGCTGGATCTTTGCCGTAAATTGAATGAAGTTTCAAATGATGAGTATGACACAAAGTAGCTGTGTGATCATAAAGCTCAGCATGATGCTCTTCTATAAAATCATCCCGAAGTGCTTGAATGTACTCGGGATTGTGATTGTTATCTTTTATCCATTTGTTTAACAATGGTGTGAGACTGTAAAAGTGGTGAAAGTCTAACTGCTCTGTTGCACCGCAAATCTCACAAGAGGAACCCTTCTCGTACTTGGACTTTGCCTTATCTCGTACATACTTTACAATGTCACGTTTTAACTTAGGCATTTTCCTCTGGTTCCTTTATTTTTCATTTAAAGAATTATATCTAGTTTAAGCTAACTTGTCAATAACTATTTTTAAGCTGGTATCATTAGAAGGATACGTTTGAGATTTGAAATGAGTATAATCCGTATCGCAACGCATCTGCCATGTGAGATGCCATATTGTGTTTCGGTTTTTCCTTCATTAAATTAGGGTTAGGGTCCCACTGATACGCATCAAGGCAGCTCAAAGACTGTGTTGCTTCTTGATCCACAAAGAGTATGTCGTTCTCAATAATTCCCGATACATGTCCAATTCCGTCAAGTACGGACTTCTTAGCGTTGATGGTGGAAATATCGTAGTTCTGCGCGAAATCAAAGCGTGTTTGTTGAGCGGCTGAATCAATATAAATGTAATCAATATCCCAGCGATCAATGAGTTTCTGGATTTCGGCAGCGTGCTGTTCAGTAGTTCTTTCAGCATCGAAGTATTCGTCCACCAAATAGTATTGTTCTGAATCCCAATCATACGCAATAACGCACATTGCTGTCGGGTCTTTGTAACCGACATCCAACCCCGCAAAGACATCCATTCTACTAGTATCGAGTTGAGAGAAATCTTTAACTTGGGTTTCAAAGTTGAATTTCCAGATTTGTCCTTCATAAGTATTAAAATCGGCCTCGTACTCTTGTTTAAATTCTGCTTCTGACATTGACTTTCGTGCTTCATCAATATCGCTCTGACTCATTCGAGGATTATCTTTGTAAGTTGCACGGATACTACACCATTCGGGGAAGTCGTCGGAGAATCCTCTATAGAAAAACTCAGAAAACCAGTTATTACGGCCACGGGGAGTAGATATAAATATGGCTTTAGAATTGTCTTTATCAAGTGTAGGCCGTAGTGCAACATTAAAAGCATCCTTTCCATCGGCTAATGCCGCTTCATCAAATATAATTAAATCATAAGAGCGGCCTACGCAAGAATCTACCTGATTTACAGAACCCATTCTTACAGCAGACCCGTTTGAAATTTCAATCACTTTGTCTTTTGCGTTATCTTTTGTAACTTCAAGATCAAAGTGCTTAATCAAGTTTCTTTGCAGATCAAAAGAGATCTGAGACAAGGAATAGTTAGGAGACATGATTAAGATATTGGAGCCAGGCACTAAAGACACGAGCTGTCCTATAATGTTGGCTATGTACGTTTTGCCTTGCCGACGGGAGACGGCGGCAGAGACAAAACGATATTTAGGGTTGTTAATCGCATTAATAATTGCTATCTGCGAAGGCAACGGTGTGATATTCAGTAAATCCAAATAGGGATCTACTGGAAGTTTTAGAAACCTTGTCTCAGACCTATAATCAACTAACTCTTCCGAAAGTACATCTTTTCGACTTACTTCAACTGCCATATTAATCTTCTTCTTTTATTAGTGTCCAGATTCCGTAACCAAGTCCTACCCATGCTAGAAGTTTTGCTAAACCTCCTAAAAGAATAACTGACCCGCAGATTCCAATAAGTACAATTCCATCCCAAGATGTACGTTGTTTTAGTAGCTTACTTAGATACTTCAAGTTGTGTACCTCTTTTTTTATGTCCGTTCCATGCTACGAAACCTGCTAAACGTAGTGCCCAATATGCTAAGTAGTTTAAAGCATAGAAGCCATTTACCTCGATACAAATGTCTCGGAAAAGACCATCCATATGTTTTTGGTCATGGTAGCCAATATTACTACCGTCTTTTTTCATAAGAGTAGCATACTTATAACCATAGTCATGAACTAAACCACCCATTAATAAAACCCCTACTGGAGACAGAAAAGTTGCTAAGAACTTAGGAACCGAAGCTCCATCAAATTGAAAACCCGCAGGGATTTTATACGCTTGATTGTCAATCCAGTAGTGGAAATCTTCTGTAATTACCCACTGACGTGTGCCAGTAAGCCACATTAATATTGCGCCCCAAAAACCTTTACTTGCTGTCTTAATAGGCAGGGGTTGCATCTTAGGCATTGTAGTATATTCAAAGTTAATACGCTTTAGATCTGGTTTATCTAGTTTGTTAATAATATAACTAATTGCTATTACTGTTACTACTATAGTCCACTGCCAAAATGTTACAATAGTGTCAAATATAAAATCCATTATTTTTTACCTTTCATTGCCTGAGTACCGAAGAAGGCTGCAACTATACCAGCAACAGCTACAAAGTATGTAGGTGCCATATCTCCTAAGGTATCTTGTGCTTGATCTAAGCCGGCTAATGATGCTAGTACAACTGCAAATGGGTATAATAGTAATCCTCCAAGTGCAAACCATGTCATATTACGCTGTGCGTCTCGCATAGCATCTGCATCTTCTAGTTCTTTGCGTTTAAATTCGAGATATAATGCTTCTTCTTCTTTTGATACGCTACCATCACCATTTGTGTCTGCTGGATGATAATTAGTGTCTTCTACCATTTTACTTTATCCGCCCAATATGCTGCCGACATTTTGCCTTTAGCTATATTCTTTGCGTGTCTCGCCTTGAACGACGCACGTTTCTTTTTCATTCTATCAGACTCTCCAGCCTTCGGCTTCCCTGCCGTTTTAGCTCCCTGCTGGCCGAAGCGAATAGTCTTAATCTTATTGCCTACTTTTGCCACAACAATGTGTGATTTTTTAGGGTGTCCTGGAGTGCGACGAGGCTTATTATAGCCTTTAACTCTTGCTTTTTTTAAACGAGAGTCTGGTTTTTTTCTACCTTTTTTTCTTGCGGCCACTGCTTTTTCTCCGTTTCACGAATGTACTTACATTACGTGGCTTGCCTCCAGGATTACCGGCTGCACGCTTTCTGCGAATAGCTGATCTTTTCTGCTTGGCTGTCATACGAGCTGCTTTTGCTGCTGGTACACATTTAGGATATCCTTTTCCTTTTGCTTTTTTTCTTCCGCATTTGTGGTAGCCCCCACCTTTTTTAGGTCGGGATATATCTACCCATTTTTCTTTAAACCATTTACTAAGTCCGCTTTTACGAGATTTCACTTTTTAACTCCCATACGATACTTACCGCCTCTTCTCTTATACTCTTTTACAAGGTAGGCATTTGCATAAGCAGAAGGATAAACTTTAAACTTTCTTTTTGTTGCTGCTTTTACTGTTGAATACAGTTTCTTGTTTGTCGGTATTGGTTTTTTCTTCGCCTTCCTCGTTTTCTTTTTCGCTGGCATATTCAAACTCCTTTGGCTCTAAGTAACCTAAAGAGCTCTTAGCTTCGGCTTCGGTGTTAAATTTAAATAGTTTTCCCTGTTGATCTCTATAGCACCAGTTCCCTCTTTTTTCATAAATCTCGATCATTTTTTTCTCCGTTTTTTGGCGTTCTCATAGGCTTTATGCGTACTGCCTGCCATATAGGTTTTTGCTTTTCCCCTGCCATGTGAGTGAATACCTTTAAGCCCTAAACGTTTTGCTGCTTTTCTTGCAGCTCTTTTAGTCTTATACCTCATTAGTAGCTCGGACGTTTTTTACCGCCCTTTTTCTTTTTGCGTTTTTTTGCTTTACTTGCACAGTGCATAATTTACCCCAATTGGGTGATCAGTGTAATAATGACCCCCGCCAGGAACATGATTACTGTTCCGCCTATACTAACCATACGAGTCTCTATTCTATTCAGAGACGTTTCCACATCTTCCAAACGCTGAAAACAAGTTTTCCAACGTTCTTCACATTGTACTTCATGAGCAAAGAGACCTTTCTCAAGATCCGTTATTCTATCATTCTGTTCCATCTTTAAGAAGTTTCTCCATCAGCTTACCATAGTTACCTTGACCAAACGGAACAGCTTCATTAATCTGTACATTAGTTTGGTTTTTGATATTGCCGCTCTCGGCTTTTGCTAAGTCTGCTTGCGCCTTGATTTCATCCATACGCATTTTATGAGCCATTTGTAGTAAGTCAGCTAGATCCTTGCTAGAGTATACGCCAGACTCTTCTGCTTCTTCTAACTTAGCAGCGATCATATTGTCTAGTAAAGATCCAATGTTATTCTTATTACGATATCCTAAGTCTAAATAAACAGTATCAATATACTTTTTTACTTCCCGCTTATTTAGTACTTCTACTACCTGTGTTTCCGGTACTTGTAGATACTCACACACTCCACGTATGTTACCGAACTGTAAGTAACTGTTTGCTATTTCCAGTCCTTCAGGTGAAATTGTAGTGAGTTCTTTTGCCATGTTTCGTATTATACTAAGTTAGGGTTATATTGTCAAGAGATATTTTTCTTAGGTCTAGTCTGCAAGCGGGTTATCAAGTGCTTTTTGTAACTTATCGCTAAATCGTTTTTCTAATTCTTTTAAATCTCTAGCATTGTCAGACATTAATGAGTCTCGTCTTGTTTCAAAACGTTCGCTTGCTTTGTCTATCATATCTCGTACTTTTTCTTCCATATTACGAGCTTTATCTTCTACGCGATCTGCTTGTTTTTCGATACTAAGAATATCATCTCGTAGACCCGATTTAATATCTCGTGTATACTCTATGGCATTATCAAGTTTAGTTTCAATAACTCGATTTCGAGCTTCAATAGCGTCTACATCGATATTCTGTACAATTTCTTTCATATCCATGTAATCTTTATAAAACTCAAAACCTGCCCAGCTAGCACCTCCGAGAGTAGAAAGAGCAGTTAATATTACCGCCATCTTCCCGCCTTTAAAAGTCATTCCTGCAATTTCAAATTCTGCCATTTTTAATTTTCCTCAACATCGTCTGTGAATTGAAGCTGACGTAATTGTTGAACCTCACGTTGTAGCTTTTCTACTTCTAGACGTTTCTTTGTTAGCTCCAACTGATACAAAGAGTTACAGTTGATGCGTTCGCTTGGGCCACCGATAGGAATATTTATGCGAGCGTATACTCCTACGTCTCGAAATTCTTGATCTTCGTATGTTTGGATTTGAGGTTTGAACATTTCATCACCCTGTTCAATAATTCCAACTACCCCAAACTCAAAGTTAGTACCAGAACCTATAGAATTCTGGCAGTCAACGTTACCTGCTCTAATTTTATCTGTTCCATGAGATTGAGATGCTTGAGGGATGTTCAAGTTCAGTGATCCTTGTCCCCACGCCGCATTACTCACTAGGAGTATAGATAATATTAGTTTTTTCACAGTTGCCTCTTATTTTATTTTTGAACAAATCCTTGATGCGACCAATGCAGGTGCGCTCTTACCTTTTAGGATTTTTGATTTAGTACAAATATAGTGTGCTTTTTCTTGATCTTTTTTACGCACATAGACTTCTATATCTCTATGATCTAGATAATCCATTTGAATAATTTTGCTTTCCGTAGCAAATTTTACAGGCTTCCAGTCTTTATCATAGACTGAAACTGAATAATAGTTAATATCCTTTCGACTATTAAATAGATGCATCTCTGCTTTAAGAACTCCTGACAGGTAAGATGTTTTTAGTTCAGGATAAGTGGGAGTTAACTCATGGCTCCAAATGAAACCATGAGTTAACACGCCAAGTAATACAATACAGAATCGCATTATAGTGCAATACACTCCGCAGTTACAGTTGCTTGATACTCTCCACCAGGGAAAGATTTATCATAACCATAGTCGGCAGATGAAGTAACTTCAAACCAAACGCTTCCTTGCACATCTAATTCATACTCAGTAGTGTTATTATACTCTACTTTGTTGGTTTCAAATGTTGCCATGGATTCATCAGAAGTTTGACTTACTGTTACACCCCCTGTCCAGTTTACAACGTCATTCAAAGAAGGACTACTTGTAAAAGATTCAGGATAGCTAATCTTAGCTTTGTAAAGCTCTGCGCTAATAATATCGTAACGAACTACAGGTACAACACCACCGTCCGAAGGAGCGGTACTTAGTACACTAGCAGATGGGTTACCATAAACGCCTGGAGTATCTACATTAATTACACACTTTGAGGCTACAGAACCTGTAATAGGAACATTAGCAAAAGCTGCGCTAGAAAGTAAAAGTCCGGCTGCTAACAAAGATTTTTTCATAGTCTAATCTCATAAGTGCCGAAGCACCCTCGATAATCAATTATCATATTGTGATTGTATCATTTCTTCATGCAGTTTTTGTTGAGCGTAGTTCACTCGCTTTCCATCTTTATTGTCGGGCAACTCTGCATCTATTAGTTGCAAGACATCATCATATACTCCACCACCTATGGTATCGTAGTATGAAGTTGGAAATAGGTTTACCGAAAAGTATGCCGCTTCTTGAACCATTGCAAGGTCTGACATCAATCTGGTATTAATTCCTCCAAGAAGTTTTTCCATATTCTTCTTATTTTTCTTTAAACGTTCTTTTCTTTGGATTTCATCTTCTTCATCTAGTTGTGCTTGTCTTTCTAGCTGCTCTTGAACATATTGATCTTCAAGAGGGTCGTTTACTACTGGCAGTATATCTTCTAAATTATAAGGTATCATATAACCTGGACAAGTAGGGTCGGACTGTGGGTCGAAACAAGGTTCGTATTGCCAGTTATAAACAACAGAAGGGTCTTTAACTAAGCCTGTCCCCTCTACTTCTATAGATCCTGCTCCCCAATGTTCTATTGGTAACTGAGAGGCAGGTTTAATTTTCTTAACAGTAGTTCCTGGTAGTCCTGTCCAATCATCTGTTGCTCGAAAGATATAACCTCCGTTAATTGCATCTTCGTTTGAAATATGCACTAACATAGCATCTTCTACTTCTTTCTCTACTGTATATTTATATATTATATTTTGTATAGTAAGACCTGCTTGCTGAGGTATTACATTTTGCATTGCCCAGTTATAGGCATTTATATTTGATTGCCCGTAAACTGTATCAGAGTAAGAGGAGGAGCAGAGCAAAGATGCTGCCAAGCCCCATAAGAGTTTGCTTTGTCTTTTCATCGACTATCTCCTCTGCTTTAATTTCTACAGGCGTTTCTTCTACGTTGGCTATCCAGGCTGCTTTTGCTGCTTCTCCGATAAGGCCATCATAAGGACAAGGAGTTCCTGCATTCATCATTGCGTCAAATACACGTTCGTCTTGACACATAATAGACACAGCAGCAACTTTCATACCCATATCGTACAAAGTTTTCGCATTCTTTAATTTTTCACAGTTCATGTCTCGTACGGTCGTACCCATGCTGATACCAAGTATCTGGGTTTGCACTGCACCCGCAACTCCGACTGTACAGAGATCGGAGTTGGATATATTCATTGTCGGCGTTATCGCTGACGGGGGTGGCGACTCTAGTTTAGTAGTAGTACTAACATCACTAGTTGAAGTCGACTCTGTAATTATTGTGTCCTCTGCAGCTAGTGCTGTTAAAGATAAGCAGAGAAGGGGTAAATACCTTAATTTCATGTGTAGCCTATAAGTTGTAGTTGATTTTTAATATGCTCACTATATCATGTCTGGACAAAGTTGTCAAGAATTATTTTCTTGTTCGTACTTTTGTACTCTTTCCCTAACATTTTCTACTGCATCTACTCCATTATTTTTTATAATACTTAATGCTGCGATTAGGCATATAGTGGGTCCTGTAGGCATCTGCTGTAACATAACATCAGAAGCCTCATTGATTTCTTCAGAAGTAACGCTAGTTGAATCATCTAGCCATCTTTTTACTAATTCGTAACTCATTATGAAAACTCCACAAAAGGATCAAAAACTTGAAAGCCCCCAGTAGGGTTTCCTGCCGCATATGCAAGATAAAATGCGCTCTCTGCAAAAAATAAATTAAAAGACATTTTTCTATTCGTTCCAGACTGAGGCGTAAAAGTATATTCAACTTTTTTAAACTCTTCATAATCATTTTGATTTAAGCTTGCAAGTTCGTTGGCTACAGTTGATGCAGGAGTAAATATTTTTAAATTATTAGAATTATCAGTAGCCCCAGATGTTGTTAAACCACTCCAATTATAAGGTGATGCTGAAGAACTTAAGGTACCTGTAGCTAAAGAATAAGGGGGACTACTAGCTGTAACTCTGAAGTAGTTAACAACACGTGTATTAGTTGTATAATTATCTTCTGCACAATATATGCCGGCAAAATTATAAGTCTTTAGTTTATCGTCCGCTGCAACTTTGATTTGCGCCCCAAATTTAACAGTCGTTGCGCTATCAGGTATGTCAACAATCTGGGTCCAATCATATCTAGTCCAGAGACTTGTATTATACATACTAGTTCCTGTACCAATAGAACCTGTAATATAATTTCCACCTTGTGAGTTGCCGGTATTGCCTATTACTCGAGTATTATTTTGATTAGTAAATTCTCCTGTAGTTCCATTTCCACGATCAGCATTATTATTCGAAGGCCCCCAATTATAAGTAAACAAACTTTCGGCTCCATATATTTTTAATACTCTTGGTGCTGAACCAGAAAGAAATGGAAGAAGCCTATGATCACCGCGCTCTGTCTCGGTACCGTTATGACGTGCATATCTGTCTAAAAGTTGATTACCAATATAACTACCAAAGCCATCATTATACAACGGAGAATAGTGGCGCCAGTATCCAAACGTTTTCCAGGTACCCGTTTGGTTGACATATGACGCGTCATTATTAGGCTGGTATCCATTAAACGTAGTCCATACTGGATAATTATTCATAGTGTAACGCGAATTATCTAATTCATTTGAAAAACTCGATTCACCCATTAGGCGCCCTTTAACTGCAGCTATTACTGTCATCCTATTAAAATCCCCGAGCCATAAATTATGAAATTAGGAGTTAGTGAAGTTCCCCCATTAGCATTTGCAGCAACACATACAATCTCGGCAATACCACCTCTATGTACAGTCGCATCTACACTACTACCAATTGCATAGCTTGAGGATCCATCCATAAATCTAATGCGTTGTCCGTTAGAGTCAATTAATATTCCTGAAGAAGAAGCTGACCCGGAACTATCAGCATTAATTACTGTCCAGCTCTTACCTATATCCGCCGCCGCTGGCTGAAATAAGTTATACTCATAACTACCTCCAGAAGAAACTTTTAATAGCCTCTTACCATCTTTAGCTTTAAATTGCGTATCAGTTAAACTACCAGTTATTATGTCTATAGCACCTGGAGTTTCTGGTGCGCTAAAGGTAACAACACCTGCAGACGCTGCTATACTTATATTAGTGCCTTCTTGAAGTACTAAATCTTCACTATCTAAAAGAGTTCCAGTAAGATTATTCGCATTCGCAGTCGATACAGTTCTAACTGAACCGCCGCCGCTTTGAGCAACAAAATCTAAATTACCATTACCATCAGTTTTTAGAACCTGATTTGCACTACCATCAGAGGTAGGTAGAGTAAATTTACCTAAATTTATATTTGTAGTACCTGCCGAAGACGTACCAATATTAATATTTTGAGTATTGCCTGCAGTAATACTGCTTCCTATATTAATAGTATTCGTAAGATCTGAATCACCAAGTGTTATTGTACCTTTTGTATACTGCCCACCTATTGTAATAGATCTATTATGGGTACTGTCTCCAGAACCTCTGCTACTACCCTGCATGGTTATTGAACCATATAAATTAATATTTTGTGCAACTGTTGATTGGGCCGAACCAATATTAACATTTTGAGTGTTTGCAGCTCCTTGATTGCCTATATTGATATATGAGGTTGTGAATGCGGTGGCTCTATCATTTAAATTAATATAATTATTTGTAAGGAAACCTCCTACATTACTAATAGAAATCTTAGAATTTAATACCTCGCTACCGCCTATTTCAATATCTTGACCCTCTAGTTTTATCTCACTTTTCATTTCCTTAAAAGTATGATCGTTCTGTCCAGCATAGTTAGAGTTAGTTATCGATGGACTTTGCAGATCTTTGTATATAGGTGGAACAGCTACAGCATCAGTTAAGCGTCGACCAAACTGTATATAGTCTCCAGTTACAATAGCATAATTAGTATCAAGATAGAGTGCTCCGCCCTGATTTTCGCTAGAGTAAACAACTCTATCTCCGTTTTTCAATTTATGGCCTGGTAAGTATACTGAGTAAGGTGGAGCAGCTCCATTAGCACTAGTACTAAAGTTTACTTCTGCAGCATTAGAGAGATCTACAGAGTGAACTGTATTAGCATCATTCGCGAGGACTGGACCTTTAACTATAAAAGTAGATCCGCTCTCTAAAGAGGTTTCCGAAACTACTCTCTCTGATAAAGTATTATTACTATTTAAATTCTGAGTTAGGTTAATATCTCCATCTATTTGTAGAGCACCCGCAACAAAAAGATTTCCATCAAATGAGGTAGCTTCAGACACTACTTCTAGAGTTGAATGATCAAGGCTAAATTGAGTAATCTTTTCACTCACTAGACCACTTATTAAAGCTATATTATTTGCAGTATCTACGCAGAGCGCTTTAGGAGTTGATTCAATTACACTTATTTTTTGCGACCCCGAAGATGTCACCGTACTAGTGAGATCCCATGCGGTTGAAAGAGCAAATGACCTTATATTCTTTAATACTGAATCTAAAATATAAAAAGTTTTACCATCTGATGAAAATTTCACCGAATCTAAAGAGTTTATTTTAATATTTTTATTATTAAGTAAAGATGTAAGATTTATTGCACTTATACCCGTACTAACATTTATTATTCTACTAGTACTAGTAGTAGAAGTTGAAATATCGGATAAATCAAAGGCATTTGATAAGCTATAAGACCAAACATAAAAATCAGAACTATTATAGCGGCTATAGCCACCAAAAAATACTTTAGTACCATCAGTGCTAAAATCAATACTGTTAGGAATATAATTTGAAGCATTGCCCATGTTAGCGGTCCAAAAATACAAGTTAACAATAGATCCAAAGTCCGGTCCGAAAGCTGTGCTAGGTTCACAATATACTAACTGTCTGTCAAATGATCCGTTATACTCTGTTATTGCAAAGGATTTAGAACCATCATTGCTGAAAGTTAAATCAAAAACTGTTTCTTGGTTTGAAGATATTCCGCTCATTACGTTATCAGTCGTCGCACTGCCTGCAGTAGAAATATCAAACGCTGTACTTAAAGTTTGCTTTACAACAGAGTCCCCGGTCTCGGCATCAGTATTAAACACTAAAGTCGTGCCGTTTGGACTTAAATATACACTATGAACCTGTTCATCAACCCCAGTTGATGAGCTTTTACCGGTATTTTTCCAGGCAGTTACAGAGTTTGTATTGCTTGGAGAAATAGTACTTGATAAATCTGATCCAGTTCCGGAACCTGTTATCTTTAGATCAGTAGATTTTAGTTCAAGCTCGTCAGCATCAAGTGTCAGCAACTCTGTGCCAGCAATATCAAATCTAATTATATCTTCATCAGTCGCTTCTTCTACTTGAATTTTTGTATCACCATCAGCATCTTGAACTAGACCAGCAGTTCCGCTGCCACCGCCACCGGATGAGTTAATCGTAATTGAATCATTGTTAGCATCAGTTGTAATGGTTATATTATTACCCGCTACAAGTGTGAGCGCATCAGTAGTAGTATCTGCAGCTACAGTTGTTTGTCCGTTAACAATTACACTGCTAAATGCGTTTTGGTTAACATCACCGCTGGCAGATGAATTAATTGTAACGACGCCCCCAGATTCCGCTAGAGTAACGTTAGTTCCTCCAATTAAGTGTAATTCTTCAGACGCAGCTAATGTTGCATCCGCAGTTCCATCATTATCAGTATCAACTTTAACAGTTCTAACATCACTACCTGTTTGATCAGCTACCCACGCAAAATCACTACCTGTCCATGATAGTATTTCATTAGCATTTGCAGTACTTACATTAAGATGAGCATCAATATCCCCAAAATCTGCTGCTCTTTGGAAAGACACTAACATAGTTGGATTAAGGGTCGAACCCACTAGTGTATCGGATAAACTACTGCCTCCCTCTAACCCTGCTACTCTTTCTACAGATACTACGGTAACGTCGCTAGACGAAACGTCATAATAATCGTCTGTAATTTTTAGTACAAGAAAACGACTTCTGTCTTTTTCATTTGTAATTGTAATATAGCCTTTAGCGCTGGAATTTACACTACTTGTTACATATCGAATAAAATCTGTTACATCAGTAGTATCCGGTATCGTATTACTAATGCCCAGTTTCATGCTTGAAAGAGTATAGTCCCACTTATTTAACTGAATCTTCCCCGAATTTGGAGAGGTTCCTATAGAAGAATTAAAATTATACTCTAAAGTAGATGCTGCATTTGCTCCGTCCGGTCCAATTCCACCAATATCAGCAGCGTTTTGTAGACTTACTACCACTAAGTCTTTTGTCGCAAGGGATACATTACCTGCGGATCCGCTAACATGAGTTAAATCTAGTATTGTATAATCGTTACTAGTACTATCAGCAATCCCATCTATTTCAAATAGTGCGTGGTCATTATCTACTAATGATGTTAGTCGTAGGTGTCCTTTAGGCGTAGCAGTACTTGTGGCTGAATTTCGAATAAAGTCTTTTACAGAATAATTTTCGTTAGAAGTACTATGTAACTTAATTTGAAGATTACTATCAGTATAACTATGAGAGCTAAAAGCAATTTGACCTGAGGGTAAGGTTTCTGTTAAGTCATTACTATACCTTACTCCATAAACTATTCCTGTTGTATCAATAGTAGATCTATTAGGTAATTTTAGTATACTAACTGCGAGAGGTCCGGAGCCAACACCGTACAAAGGTACAAGGCCTGCTGAATCGGTAGTATCCCCGTTAGAGTCTTTACCTGTTAAACCTGATTTATAGTCTACGGCTACAATTATAGAATCTGTGAGCTCTGAATTAAAACCACTTATAGTATCTACTTCAAAAGTTACATATTTAGAAGGGTTTAATTGATTTGTAATAGTAATAAGAGCTTTAACAGGAAGAGCATTACTGCCCAACAAATCTTCTATAAGAGACTCAACATTGTTAGAGTTTGAATCAGTCTTACTTAGTGATATAGAAGTAGCTGCAGTATAATCCCAGTTGTTAAAGGCGATTCCACCACTGACATGTTGAGCATTTCCTAATACTGTATTATAGTTATTTGTGTAGTTGAATGAGCCTGCAGGTATTGCTGCTAGTTCTCCCGCTTTATTAAAAGCTGCAGTAATTAAAGGCTGAGAAGGAAGGTCTGTTCCATCTCCTATTGCCAAGCCTGCTACCATATTTTGATATTCTGTACCTGAAGTTGATCCTAGCACACCCGCTACTCGCTCTACAGAAACTACTAGGGATTCGTACTGACCCGAGCCTACGGAAGTATCTCTGTGAGCATCAGTGATTTTAAGTACTACGAACTTTTCGGGGTCTTCATTATTTATTAAAGTAATATGACTATTTACAGTCGTTACTTCTCTAATAAGATCTGTTAAATCATTAGAGTTGTTATCAGTATAATTTACAGACAACTTTAAATCTGATGCTGTATAGTCGTAACTAGACAGGGATAAGTACGTTGAGTCATTACTAGACGCTACGTCATTTAGGTTAAACTTATAGTCAAATGTAGTAGCTGCGTGTGCTCCTCGAGGACCGGAGTTTCCTGTAAGATTATTTACACTAGTTATACGACCTTGATCATCTACTGTAATCTGGGGAATTGTTTCTGCAGCTCCGTAAGTTCCTGCAGTAACAGCTGTATTATCCAAAGTAACAGTTACAGTATTATCTGTGGTTGCTGTACTAATTCCTGTACCACCTGAGATATCGAGAGTTTCAGTAAGCATTTCTATTGCTTGTGTATCTCCGCTATCTGCTTCAACACTTAGAGTTGTGGAAATATCGCCCCACTCTACTCCACCATATCCTTTGGAAAGTAGTGCTTGACCTGTAGTGCCTGGGTTTTTACCGTCATCTAAAAGAGCATATTTTATCCAAAGGTTACCATTGACTTGAGTATTGCCAAAAATACCTAACTCCTCTAATGAGCCATTCCAAAATATGCCTGAATTAGTACCGCCTATAAGCAACCCTGCACCGCTTGCCTCGGCTGAGGTAGTAGCATTTTTTGCAACAGTAATATTTAGATCTGCTACGTCAAGAGTAGTAGAGTTAATAGTAGTAGTTGTACCGTCAACTTGTAAATCACCTGCAATTACTACTTTTCCAGTATCATTACCGTGCCCTGCAGGGTCGATAGTAAAAGTACTCGGACCCCTTAAATACCCTGTAGTAACAATATTATCTACGCCTGTACCTAGTACTGTATTTACTCTAGCATCTGCTCTGGCAGAGGTGAAATATTCGTTATCACCTTCGGCAAGCTCTGTTGTAGTCTTTTGACTAAGATCTAGGTTACTGCCTGTTTGAAGGTCGACTCGAGCATCTGCTCTAGCAGGGGTGAAGTATTCATTATCGCCTTCTGTAAGATCTGTGGTTGTACGAGTTCCGAAAGAAGTTCCAAAAGTTGTATCAAAAGATGCAGTAGTAGGAATATTGCTCGAGTTACCGATAAAGATATTACCGTTATTTAGGTTTGGAGTCGCATTTGTACGCCCAGCACCCATAATTTTAATACTACCGCTATTACTATCACCTCTTACTACTTTTGCGATTTTTTGTACTAGGTTTCCTTCACCCGTAGGTGCGGAAGTTTCGTAGCCGCCAGGAGTGGTGGCGGATACATATAATTCTGTTCCGGTTGCAATACCGGTTGTGGAAAGGTGTAACATACTACCAAAAGTAAGTATGTCTACATTATTATTTCCTTGTGTTGCATTTACAATACCAAATGCGGGCATTTTTGCTGAGTCAGAAGCATCTGCTTTGTCTACAGTAGTTCGTTGCCCTGCATATCCAGAAATATAAACAACATCGCCTTTTGCTAGACCACTTCCAGATGCTTTAAAATGTACTGCTCCTTCTAAATCACCTTTAAAGAGTGGCGCTTCCATTTTTTCAGTTGCAGTTACTTCGCCCGTAACAGCTACGCCATTGGCAGTTGTCTCTAATCTTAAGGAGTTATTATAGTATAATCTGATAAATGGAGAAGTTCCAGCCAGAGTAAATGCGGCAAGGGCTTTCTGCTTAGAATCGTTTTCTAAAAATATACCATTTCCGTTACTAGAAATATGCAGTCCATTGGTGCCCACATCTTCGATCACAGATTGACCTCCAAGTGGGCTTTCGAAACTGGCTGTATCATGATAAATGCGCAAGTCATTACTTGAACCAAAGGTAGCCTTATTGTCATCCCCAAAGTTTAGATCTGCAGAAGTTGTACCACCATCGAATGTGATTGTACCAACTACGTCTAGTTTGGATGCGGGGGTACTTGTACCAATACCAACACTTCCAGAGTTATCGATATAAACTGTTTCTGATGACAGGGAACCGCCCCCTCTCAATTCTAGTTTATTAGAGGTAGAATGTTCTCCAATAAAAGTATTAGTATCTCCAAAATATATGTGTCTAGTATCTCCTGCAAAAGTAATATTACCATCTACAGTATTATCTGTGTTTACGTTAAAGCCGTTCGTATTAATATGGTCGAGGGAAGCTGCTACGTTTCCACCTGTTCCAAGAGTATTACTAGAGCCTTGATAAGTTACTGCAGTTGCTGCTGAAGCATTCGCTATGGAAATTCCTTTAGCTTCAACCGTTGTTACGCTTGGCGTAATATTGATAGTCGTAACATCTTCTGTAACCTCTACTTTTGTTACATCTTCGGTGATTGAAATACTAATTCCATCTGATGACATTATCTAGTTACCTCTCTTCGCAACGTAAGGTTGCCTGACAGTAGTCTGGTTACTTGATGAACTGCAGAAGTATCACCTGTGGTATGCTGAAAGATTTCTACATCGTACATATAAGTGCCTGCGGGAGCATCAGTATTATCACTAAAGGCATGAGTGAGAACTAGCTTTCCGTCACTATTCTGAGTAACGGCTGCACCTAGGTTATAAGATACAGTATCTTCGAGAGTTTTTCTGAATTTTGCACGGGCACCCCAAGTATTCCCATTTGCGGGGGTAAAGTTCTTAGGGTTGTTTGATTCTTTTACAATAAGTTCCAGTGCAAAGTCTGAACCTTGGTCAATAGTTATGTCGTAACGAGCGGCTGTCATATGATTTCCTCCATTGACAAATTATACTAAAGTGGAGGTATGATGTCAAGAACTTTTTTTAAGTTGGTTTTGTAGGCCAAGAAACAGCATCTAGATCTATAACAGTTGTACTATTTGAGGGAACATCTCGTAATTCTTGCCTATAGATTGCCCACTCTGCTTTTTTTGCATCTGTTAGAGCACTATCACTTAGGTGAGTCCAATCACTCTCTGATAGTAAAATATTCCTATCTCTTCTGATAACCTGGTTAAGAAGGTCTCTATCTACGATCCACTCTGGATAGCTCCATACATGGTATTCAGAGAGAGCGGGTCCTCTATGCCTAGCATTTGTACCATCCCAGTAATAGTGGGCATATATAAGTCCTTGTGGTAAAAATACAGGAAGATCTTGTGTAATTTCAACAAAATCTTCTCCTATACCTTCGGGAGGAAGGTCAAAAATTTCAAAAATTTCACTTAACTCCCCATTTGACTGAGGTTTTGCGTATATCATAATTTCTCCTAAAAAATGTCGCCCCATATGAGGCATCTTGAGGTTTGAAAGTTTACTTCTTGGCTGCTAGTTCCGCCCATTGAACCTGTAATAGGTGTAGGATATAAACTAATTGCGGGACCGCTGTAGGCAATATAACCGGCAGGATGTCCATATGAGCCAAAGTGTGATTCCTCATAGTCATGGTCACCAGTTCCTATCTTAAACCATATACAGGCTTTGTAAAATTTTTTGTGTGCGGCACTTGGTCCAATACCTGCAGAATTGGCGAGCCCTTTTGCATATAAGTCTGTTTCATTTATAGTAGCATTTGAAAAAATCCAACTATCTACAGTTAAGTTCTCAGCAGAGGTAACCTCGATACTGGGCCAGCTAGCATTGACGTTTTCTATGCCTATACCAGAGGCAAGTGTACGAATAAAGTAAGTTCCTAAATTTAACTGTGTCGGAGCGAATAATTGACCTACTGCAACAAAATTCTTTCTGTTACTACTAAATCTATATACCGATCCATTAGTATTTTTTACCTCTACTCCAAAATCATTGTCTTCCTCTTGCTCTAAGTTAGGAACACCTATGGCTATATCTATGTATTCATCAGAAAACCACTCTAAACCTTCCGGGTCTAGTATAAAAATAGCGTCAAAAGAAGGCCAAGCAACTATCTTATTTACAGGATGAGACTGTTGAAGGTTTTTATTGAAAGTTAATTTTATTTTATTTGTAAATCCTTGATAATATTCTGCAGCTATAACAGTGGCAGTACTGCTTCCCCCTGACCAGGTCATTCCAGCAGTAGTGCAATTTGCTCCAACATAATCAAAAGGTACAGGATTCGAATTTAACCCCGAAGAGCTTGAGGCTGGAGCAACTCCAGAAACACTATAGGCTTGAGAAGAAGAAGTACTATATACTCCAGTGTTTATTATTAAATAATTTTGACCGCTTGCAGCACTATTAGAAAGAGTATTTCTAACAGTGGCTACACCTCTGTGTAAACAGTAGCAAAGAGATCTTCCATTACTGGCGCTAGAATACTTTGGGCGAGTGTAAAAAAATATATTATGTCTATCAACTGAAGCAGGTAAAACTATAGCTTTTGCAAGTTTTGACGGAAATCCAGGAATTATTCCTTGCGTAGGAAACTGGCCAGGGTTTTGATTGTATAAAGTCTTATATATTTGAGGCTGAATTGAAGACGTATCTATAAGATCAATGTCGTTAGAGTTTTTAACTTCTAGTCCGTATGTCATATTATATCCTAAAAACTATTACTTCCCAGTTAAAAACTGTCCAGAAGTTATTATAGCTGTTTCCCGTTTGTTGTCCGCTAACTTTAAAAATATCGATATAAGCTCCAGCGGTGCCATTAGTAGATGGTCCGGGCTTAATTAAAGCATTAAATACAGAAGAAGGATAGGTTTGTATAACTCCCCAGCTTCCGTCTGAGCTTAGACCTGGAATTGTTGTACTTGTTATTTCGGTTGAAGAAGTGCCACTAAATATTCCATAAATTCTAGCGGTTCTTTTAGCTACGTCAAATCTTTTACTTCCCGAGGAGTTAAACACTTCTAGGCCATAGGGTTTATTATCATTTCCCAGTCTAGCACTAGAAATGAATCTTACTTGTTTATCATAAGTTTCAAAATTTTGGTAGCTACGTGTTTTCATATTGAAGGTCTCTTTAATAGTGGCTTCTTGCCAAGGTGCCGTACCTCCTGCAGGTGTTTCCATTCTAACAGTATGAGTTTTAGTAGCTTCATAATCATTATAGGTTCTAGTTGTAACTGCGGTGTATGCAGGACTATTACTAGTAGTATGTGATGATATAAAGTTGGCACCAACTCCATAGTGGGGTCTAGCGCCGTGGCCTGCAAGCTCGTATGCGTCAACGGTGCTGTATGTAGTTCTACCTGTAAAATAGCCGTTTATAGACTCTTTCGTATTATATATAGGGCTTATTGAATGCATAATGTCATAATCAACACCTTCCCTTAAATATCTTACAATTCCTCCTGTATGATCTATTCCTGGGTCTGTAAATTCTTGATCGTAAGAATGATCGTATCCTAGTATTACATAAGGACTATCGGTAGTAATGCCTGCGCCGAGAGAAGCTGCAGTGAATGCGGCATTGGAATAATCTTCTGGCATATGATATGATCTACCTACAGCAGTTCTAATTACCATCAAGGGGTTTCTTTTGGCAGCAAGACCATTCCCAGTTCCTGATACCTCAATTATTTTTTCATACCCTTGATTATTCCAGCCTTTAGCTACTTTAAAATCCCAATTTTGTGGATAACTTTGACTGTTGCTATAAAAACCAACTGCCCCCTCAGCAGTAATTGTCATTCCGAGTATAGGTCCATTAACTGAATATACAGCTTTAGGAGAAAAATCAGTGTCTATTACTAACACATCTCTATTACATAGTCTATTTGAATTATTCCAAGTATAATATTGTGTTCTCGTACCCTTCACACCGCTCACCTGTGCAGCCAAAATCGGGGCGCTTAGAAAGCATCTATCTTCATAAGCCCAAAAATTATATACACTTCCTGCAAACTCATTATTAAGTTGAGTTCCCACTGCGTCTTTTAATGCTAGTGTTCCTCCGAACGATAGAGCTTTTTGAGCCATGGCAGGTTTAGGAGCGGTTTCTGCAAACACAGTTTCTGTAGTACTACCCCAAGCAGTATATGGAAGACCTGAATTAACCTCTCTTTGCGAAGGAAAATGTTTTCTCCAAGTACATTCGTGGTATAAATAAGTGCCATTGTTTTGTTCAGTAGAAGAATAAAAGGGACGAGCCTCATGTGATTCAAAACTATTTCTATGTACACAGACAGGTCCCATTTGAAAAACATCCCATAGATGATCATGTTCATTTGTCTCATTAGCATGGTCTACTGCTTTAAACGTTACTTTTATAACTAACTCTCTTCTTTCAGTATTATAGTAGCATCCTAAAAAATTTCTTGCTTTATTTGTGGTATTAAAATATGATGAGTTATATTGGTGACTTTTACTCCAATTAATATACTTATTAGATATTAGTGTTTGTACCCCGCTATTTGGATTATTAAAATTTACTTCCTGACTGTCAATAGAGCCCATACCTACACAATACTGGTCACCATTAAACTCTTCAGATACCTCATCTCTATCCCAAAACTGAAAATATTCGTTTTGTGTTATAGCATCTACTAATCTCAAAGAGTTTAATTTTTGAAACTCTAATAAGTCTCCTTGTATTAACTGTATAACTGTTGGGAGAGTTTTTTTAGTATGACTACCCAGCGGACCATAATACACATTTTGCCATACCCATTTAGCCAACCTAGTGCCATCCGAGTTAGTTGAAACAGTGCTTTCAATAGCATCTAGTCTTCTAAATATCATTGAATTTATTTTACAAAAATCCCAACAAGCGTCGTCAAGATCAAAGCTCCAATTTTGTATTGTTAGATGCAATTGTTTTTGATTTTTGAACCAGGCTACCCCAGGATTTGTAACTCCGTGGCTAAGATAAGGATCCGGTTTGCTGCGACTAAATTTGCAGTTTGAACCGTCTTGAAGGCCAGTTCCAAGAACATCATTATATACTGTCTCAGGGTTGGAACTACTAACTAGATCAGTAACCTCAAACCTAGCAGTAGCAATTGGGTAGCAGTATGCTGTTATTTCGTATGCTGTATCAAACCAAACGCCCCCCTGGCTAGTACACTTTTGAAAAAAATAGGGGTTGTTAGGTCCATAGCTGTTACTTTGTAGGGGGGTAAACAGCATCTCTTGCATGCCGCCATAACCAGGCTGGTTATATAGATACGTAGCCTGAGTTGAATTTATAGTTTGGTCTGTATCACTTGCAAGCTCTACGAAACTTCTTATGGTAGGGGCAGTAGTAATAGTACCTCCGCCGGTTCCGCTTACAATAGTGCCTCCGGGCCCGGTATCTCGAATAGGAGTGCACTCTATACGATGAAACGGCGCCACTCCTCGAGCTTCCGTTACATAAACACTTACTGAGTTGGTTGATCCTGACGGCCTTACAGTTTCAACGATAGAAAGAATTCTAACATTCTCTACATATCCGTTCAGGTCATAATAGTCGTCTAAATTATCTATTTGACCTATAAGGTTACCACCTGGGTCTAGGAAAAATCCATATAACTCTTGGCCAAAAACACTTGCTTTTCCTGCCTTTATCCTAAATCTTCTTTTTATAGGCACCATGTTATGTATCTGCGCACGAGGAACTGTGCTCTCTGCATCATAATCATGATCTGCACATACGTCGTTTAAATAGTGATATTTGTTATAACCGATTGCCACAAAATTCTCCTTGAATGTCAGCAATTATATCGTAGTTTTCAAAAATTGTCAAGAAGTTTTTTTGAGTTGGGGTATAGGCGTTGTGCTTTGGGCAAGTCTTTTATAGCACCTTCTTGGTTTCTCAAATTTCCCAAAGTTGTACGTGTGGGGGAGCGCGGGCGCTCCAAATGAGAATGAGTCTCATTACCGCCCCCCAAATGCGAATGATTCTTATTTACGCCCTGGCAAAGCGTGACCACATAGGCGCATCGGGTCGCGCTAACTTTGCATCGGGTCGCATTTTTAGGGTATAATATACCCATATTAAACGGAGGCTCCGCCATGACTACAATTATTTCTTTATATTTATGCGCTTTCTTTTTCGTGGTTGCGTTCGGTGCGGTTGCCGTCGCATTTACTAACTGGATAAGCAAAAAAATACCATGCGCCCCATGCGATGAAAGGGGCGAATTAAGCGACGAAAATGCTTGACTTATTCGCTTTTATCTGAGATAATACCCAGGTATTAACAAATAAACTATATAACTTTTTAAGGACTTTTTATTATGACTACTATTAACTACACGCCAGAAATGGTTGCAACACTCACCGCTAATGCGCCCCTTGACTATGACAAAGCCCAGGCTTTGGGTAAAGAAATGGGCAGATCTGCAAAATCCATCATTGCTAAGGCAAAACGTGAGGGCATCGAATATATCTCTAAGCCCGCTCCCGCGCGTAAAAAATCGGCTCCGACTAAAGCTGATATTGTAAGCGCGATTTGTTCGGGCTTAGATATTGACGATCTAGCAGGGCTAGAAAAAGCCACTGGTTCGGCACTCTCTAAACTTCTAAGCGCGATAAAATAAACGCTTGCATCATTGGGAAAAGCCCTGTATAATCAGGGCTTAACCATTGGAGATATTGATATGAATAGATTTGATTTTTTAGGTTGGGTTGGCTCGGTTGTAATGGTCGCCTTTTCTTTCACTTTGGTTGTGCCGTTCGCCTTGCTTGGGCTGTCTCTTTTGACTATTCAAGCGATAGCAAATAGAACCTACAACCTTATTGCCTTAAATGCTGTTAGCATTGTCGGCTTCACTTCAAACCTTTTAGGTGCTTAATTATGAATTATATATTTGATCTTGATCACACTGTTATAGACTCAAGCCACCGCCAATTGACGCGCGCTGATGGTACTCTTGACCTTGATAACTGGATTGCGAATTGTACCCGCGAAAAAATTAATCAAGATAAACTTTTGCCACTGGCTCGGTTGATGCGTTCGGTTTATTCTAACGGGCATCATGTTATCATATGCACCGCGCGCGTTTTATCGGTGCATGATCATTGTTATCTAGCTGATAATAATTTGCGCGCTGATTATATTCTATCGCGGGCGATGGGTGATAATCGCGCTGATGCTGAAATGAAACGCGATCTATTAATTAATTACTTTGCATCTAAAAATATTCCTTTGGCTAGATGGACTCGGAACGCGGTTTTTTATGATGATAATCAGGCGGTCTTGGCTATGGCTCAAGATCTAGGAATTACGGCAAAAAATGCTATTCAAATCAATGCTTCAATGGGGGCTAAATAATGAGACACTACTATTTAATCGTAGACACTGAGACAACTCAACGCGGGACTGTTGCGGACTTTGGCGCGGTAATTGTTACCAAACAGGGTGAGATTGTCGAACAATTCGGGGCTATGGTTCTCGGACACTTTGGCAAATTACCGCTATTTTCTGATCCATCTGCTGATGCTGATGCGTTTTGGTCGGAACAATCCGCCTATCGTAGGGCTAAAAATTATGACGATATGCTCGAATCAGGCGAACGCTCAATCTCAAGCCCTGCCCTAATTAATCAATGGCTGGCTGGCATCAAGGCGCGCTACAATCCCACCTTAACGGCTTATAATTTGGCTTTTGATCTTGGCAAATGCAGAAATACGCGCATTAACTTGGGGATTTTCGGCTCTCGGTTTTGTTTGATGAAATCCGCAAAACGCAAAATTGGCGTTTTGGCTTCTTACCAAGATTTTTGCAAGGCGCGCGGTTTGCTAACTGCTAAACTTCGCAAGCCATCAATGACTGCTGATGCTATGGCAAAATATATTGCTGATACAGAATATCAAGGTTCGCTTGCTGATGAACCCCACACCGCGCTAGAAGATGCGCGCGATTATGAAGCTATGATTTTAACCTACATTTTGCGCGATACTACCCGCGCTCAAATCTTGGAGCTAGGAAAATGAAAAATATTGAATTGCAAGATAAAATAATCGATCAAGAGGCGGAGCTTGCCCGCCTCAAATTGAGACTTGAAATTATACGCACCATTTGCCCAATTTTGGCAATCGTTTTGCAAATAATTATTTTGACCCAGATTTTTTAATGTTCCACATGGAACACGCTAAAAACCAAAAATCCGCAAAAACTGAATTTTGCGGATTTTTTTGGGCTTGACATTTTATTTTTGGCGCGGGGGCGCCAGTAGTAGTATTACAACGATTATTTGTGGTGTTGCCCGAAAACGTGTGACCAATTTGCTGCAAAAGGTCATAGTCTATATTTTGGCGCGGGGGCGCCAGTAGTAGTACGACGACGAAGTAGTTGGTGTACCTCGCGCCGATTATAGTACAGTTGTGAAACGATGTCAAGTCTTTTTTGTAAGTTGGTGGCAAATTATTCACAAGTGGTTAGTCTTTGGTGTGACAAAATGGCGCCGATTGTACCAAACCTACCACCATCTTGTCAAGTCCTTTTTGTGACTTTTGCCAGATTTGAGATAATTAAGTCTAGTCTTGACAACCTGGAGCGGGTGCGAGATAATTCGAGAAAATTTTGGTAGATTTGAGCAAAAAATACTTGACACGCCGAGGTCGTGTGCGGCCCCCCGGAATTAAATTGCGTTCTCCTCACGTATTTTTCTCAAAAACAGTTGACAAGTGCTCAAAGTGCGTGTATAATATACCCATATTCAAAACAAATAACCAAACATTTAAAGGACACAAATTATGACTAACTACCTTAGCAAAGCACCAGGATACCCCGATGTGGTTACATTTGATGTAGCCGATGGCTCGTTCTCTTTCTACAAGAAAGATCAGTTTGAGCATTTTGTAAACGAACTACGCAATGAGCTAGTAGACGGCGGACAGATCGAGTCTGACGAAGGCTTAGACGTTGATGACATTCTATCCCTGTCTTATGGAGACGAACTATTCTGGGATTGGATGCCAGGACCTGTTGAATAGTTCTTGACAATATGCTCAGAGACACGTATAATATCTATATTAAATCGCAGTTAACCAAATTTTTCGGGAGAAAAAATATGACAG